CGTATTGAGAGTTACCAGGCATATTTTGAATTCTCTGTAATTCATCATCTGGTATATCTGGAAATTGCTTTTTTAATTCTGCAATTGTTATAGCTTTAATTTCACCAACATAGTATATGTCCTCAAAGTTTGGATCTTCAGTATATGAATAAACCATATAAGCTGGATCAACATATTCTACTTTAATACCTTCTGAATCATCAAACCTAGTTTTTGTGGCTCCTAAACCTATAACAGTTAAATCGTAAGCTATTCTTTTTTTAATTTGATCGTATTTGTTAGCGGCTAATACATTACTTATAACTTCTTCTTCTGCAATTTCTACATTTTGTTTATATGTCATTTGCATATGAACATCTAACTCTTCTTTGTTTTCAGGTAGATCTTCTAAGTTTCCGGTGCGCGCCATATCTATATTCATAGCTTGTTTGATATTTTGCAACATAACCTTGTTGTTCATATCTTCCTCTACAGCTGCAGCATATTCGGTTCTACTTTTTACAGAAAAAGGGTCTTGAGCAAATGTAGTTATGTCGTATGATTTGTTAGACATGCCGTTTACAACTATATCTACAAACTTAGATATAACAGCAACCGGTTTCCAGTCCAAATTAAGATAAGACAGATCACCGTTTATAGATAATTCATCTTTATATTTTTGAACACTTTGCTCTCCTCTTGCGTATAGTCTTAATTGATGAAAATTACTATAGCTCTGCACATATCTATTACCAGATCTACCTTCCTGGAACCATTCTTGCTCTATGGCTCTAGCAACTTGTGTTCCGTAGTCTAAGCTGGCTTTTTCTTCATCGCTTACTATTTGACTAGGAAACGAGCTATTAGTATTAGTCTGTATATTCATTTATCTTATTATTTTAGACATACCGCCTTTATTGTCGTATTTTTTTATACCTAAGTTAACAGCTACTTTTTGCATCTGAGCTCTTGGTATATATCTATTTTTATTACAAGCCATTAAAGCTAAACCCGAACTTATAGAAGCATCGTGTTTAGTTCTATTATTTATATTGAATTTTGCCCAATCTTCTAACGTTTTTTGGAAATACATATTTCCATATCCAGTATCAATTAAACCTATGCGAGTATTAATATATGTCTCTATTGCAGCAGCGTGAGCTTGCTTTATATCTTCACTTGAGTTAGGTATTCCACCTATTTCTCTTTCAGTTACTGATAACTTATTATATGTTTTATCAGGTCTATTCATAGAGTAACCTCTATAGCCTCTTCTTTTAAAATGATATAATAATCTGGGTTTGTTATTTTCACAAAGCAATGGCATTCCATAAAATACACAAGCCATTAAAACATCTTCAAAAAATATTTCTGCTGTTTGTGGTCTTGCTATGTATTCTAAAAAGAAATGATCCGGAGGAGCATCTTCCATACTAAACTTAGTTAAACCGTGCAAAGCACCATTAGAACCTCTACCATCTACAGTTCCTGATATATCGTAGCTATCACATCCAAAAGCACCCATGTGCTCATTTCCTGGATATTTAGTTCCACTCTTATTTATTATTCTGTTTTGCAATTCATATGATGGAACCCAAGAAACATTAAACCTACCATTTTTGTTAGGTATAAATATAACGCGAGTATCTTTAACTCCATCTTCCCACTGAAAACTACCAGTGGTAACAATTGAAGTGTTTCTTAAATCAGCGTTGTAATCTATTTGCTCATATATTTTAGCTAGATTAAATAAAGATTCTTTTGCTTCATCTCTAAAAGCGTGTTCCTCTGTTCTAGGAAACTGACGATAGTATTCATTTAAACCATCTTGATCTTCCTTTAAACCATTTACTTCGTTTTGCCAGTAATTAATTACACCTAAATCTATAGATTGACCATCTGGTCCTTTTGTGGGTTTTTTCGGTGTATTGAATACAGGAAATCCATAAGAATCAATGTATCCTTCGTAGTTCCATTCCATAGGTATGAACAAAGAATATAATCCTGAGCGAGTCTGCCCATTGGCGTTTCTCTTGTCAACGTTTGAATCATAGTATAATTTCTTATAGTTCTCACCACCTTTATCTAAAGCATTAGAGGTTGAACCCATCATGCACTTTCCAATAATTCTAGAACCTAGTCTTAAACAAGTTTTAGTTACCCTCCAGTTGTTTAATATATTTGTTGGTCTTTCCCACTTTCCACTTTCATCGTGTACTAGTAGTTTTAATTTTTCACCATCGTACGAGTTGTCCCCCGTGTTTTTCCAGTCGATCGTTGTATCGAGACCGGAGATCTCCTTGAGTTTCTCATTGGAGTCAAGTTTTTTACGGGTAAATTTGGACGCTGGTACTCTGTACGCAAGTTCCGTTTTCGGGCGGTCCATACCGTCTTGGATTGGTTTGAAAAAGAAGGGGTAATTAACTGATATGGGTACGACCTTATCAGTAAACATTTTCTTTGCATCTGGCCCAGACTTTGAAAGTATGCCAAATCTTGAATCGGTAGATATTGTGGCTTGATTAACAGTCTCGCCTGATGCCATGAACGAGAACCCTGAACGTCTGTTCTTAAGATAACACATTCCGTAGCATCTTGTATCTGCCTTGCAAGCCTCCCAGAATAAATAGAATAATCTGTTTGATTCACGAAAGTCTGGCTGCCCAACATCAATCTTGGACCACTGCAGGTACATGTAGTTAGTACCAGTAATATAAGTAGGCTTGTCTTTATTAAAGAACCAAAAACCTTCCTCACGCCTTTTAAACTCTGTGTCAATATAGTCATACCATTTTTCTTTAAATTCAACTGGGTATTCATCCCAATCAAATACTGATTTAATTCTATTTAGTTCTTTTGGATATTCAGAATATTTCCATTTTTTACCTTCAAAAACTTTAATTTCTTTTTCCTTAGGTAAAGCTATTCTTAAACCTTGTATGTCATATATTTCTCCTATTTCACCAGTCTTACTAATTACAACAAAATCATATTCTTTATTATAACCGTATTCCCATTTCTTAAACTTATTTAGTTTATTTAAAACCTTAGGTCTAATTACGTCTTTAACTATGTGATATAATGTTTGTTCGTACATTATTTCTTGGATCTTCCTTCAGCAAAACCTCTAAAAGCTTTTTCTTCCTTAACTTCTTCGGGTTTGTCATTCAGTAAGTTTTCTTCTGATTCTATTCTAGCAAGTATTTCAAAAGCATCGAATATAGCTAGCTTTTTAGTAGCAGCAGCGTTTTTTAATTTATCCGCAGATAAATCGTCTTCAGAACCTACAATAGCTTCTTCAGCTACTTTAATTAATTCTTTAACCGCTTTTTGCCCAGCTTGGATTATATTCCTCTTGGTTTCCTTCGTGTCCATACTTAATTACAATATCATTAGATTTCATACAATAAACTCTTTGCTTGTCTATAACAAAATCCCATTCACTGTTAGGTTTGAAACCTACAACATCACCTGGGACTATTTCAGAAGCTTCTAAGGACTTATTACCATATTTTAGTATACCAATAAGCTTTTGCTCTTTATCGAGCTCTAGAGAGTCTTTATTTTTCAAAGGCATTACAAAGCACCTGTCTCCAAATGATTTCCAATTCCCAGTATTTTTATACAAATATATTTGATCAATAGCACAGAAATATAAATCATCTTTAAAATATGATCTACTATTTTTTTTAACACCTTTCATGTCATAGAATACTCTAAAAACATTATGGTGTATTACTATTATATCTCCTTTTTTAATATCTGTTCTAAAAGCTTTTGGCGTTTCAACTACAACTGCTAAATTGTTAACAGCTTTGAAGCTTTCTATTTTAGTGTTTAAAACTAATGTTTTGTCACCAAGCTTTATTTCGTTTTGGTATCTATCACCTAATGGTTTGATGATGAAGTCGTATAAACTTTTCATTAATATTCTAAATCATACTCAACGGATATTGCCATGTGAGAATTAAATTTCTTCCATGGCATAATCTCGTCTTCTTTTTTTATGAATATACTGTAAGAGTTTAATATTGGATCGTGTAATATTGCTGATATAGTATGACCGCCGTAAACTTGCTGTCCTACAGCGTAGTGCATTGCGTCATTTTTATAATCAGATCCTATACTGATCTTTCTTACAACTGATTCCATTACTTTACTATCTCAAGTACTTCAGCTTCTTCTACTTCAGCCTCTATTTTTTCAAAACTACCATCAGCTAAGTTTACGGTTATATCTCCGTACTCTTCTTTTAATTCTGATTTAACTTCTTCTAAAACTTTTACCGCTTCAAAGTGAGCTCCTAAAAACTCTGCCTTTTTAGCTTCTAAAAAACCAATCTCTACTAATATAGAATTAATTTTTCCTTGACCTTCTTTTACTGACTTTAATTGTTCTTCTGTTAATTTTCCCATTTTATTTAATTTGATTGTTATTACTTATTGTTATTATTACTTGTTACGTAATTATTTACAGGCAACCATATCAGTTGCTGTAGATGAATTTAGTACGTAATCAACTGCTACAGGTAATATAGTTCCAGCAGGAACGTTTGTAAATGTAACAGCATCCCCAGCTATTGGAAGAGCATTAGTTACGTTTACTGTAAAAGTTGCATTACCATTTCCACTAGTGACTGTTATTACATCTCCTTGTCTATAACCTACACCTGCTGCGTTTACAGCGATAGATGTTATTCCACCGTTTGCGACAAGAGTGTCTACAGTTAAACCAGTTCCAAGACCGCTAGCAGATGTTACCGTTACTCCAGTCTCGTTCACTGTGTAACCTGTTCCATTACTTATCATGCTTCCAGTAGAAGCAACTCCAAGAACTCCGTTAACTCCTGATAATATAGCTATTATAGAGCCTCCGCTACCTGAGTATATTTGAGAACCTGTTAAGTTCGTTCCTAATGTTCCTGTTTGATTTTCAAATAACCAAGCAGAAGCAGGCGTTATAGCAGCGTCTCCACCACCGATAGGCAATGCTTTACCAATTACCCCGCTTGTTATTCCGTATTGTCCCATTTTTATTTATTTTTATTATTTATTTTTATTGAATAGTGGCCCTAGTTTGTCCACGATTTTTTCTCCACTTC